TCTCCTTTGTTTCCAAAACCTTTTTAGTTTTTTCTGCTTGTTCTAAATCTATGCGGATACCTGTTTTTCTCATCTCAAAAATGATGGGTATTAGTGCCAGTTCCAAAGTTAAAATATTCTTGCAGTCGTCCTGTATTAATTTTTGATGCAACACCGACCACAAATCATAAGTTATTCTGGCATCTGTCTCGGCATAATTGGCTACTCGAGCGGCAGGTAATCGCCACATTTCTTTCTTCGCATCGACCCCATGCTGACTAGCGGTAGTATTTAACTCTAAATTAGCCTTTCTTTTACCTATGTAAGTGCTGCCTAACGCATCTAATGAGTAACTAAATCTATTCTCGTCAAGCAATGCTGCGGCTACCATCGTGTCGAACACTGAACCATGAACCGTGATCCCCTCATGATGTAACCACCCTAAATCGTACTGAGCGTTGTGCATCACTACGTCCATGCCATAAGATAACTGGTCACATAGCCAAGAAGCCACCAAATTTGGGCTGAGATTGCCTCTACCTTCATGACGCATGGGGAAGTACCATTGTTGCTCTTTAGACGCTACAGCGATGCCTATGAGGTGTCCATCGTCCCTAATCCACCCTGCACCCTTAGTGGTAAGGTTAGGATCTTTAGTTTCTACGTCTATGGCTAATAGTTTTTCTTGAGATAAGTCTGGAAAAGACTCTGGTGGTGTCCATACTTTCTCGTCAAATATTAGTTCTTCTTGCATAATTATATTTGATAAAACATATTAGATTGTGGTTCTAAAAAATGCAGAGATTTTTTAGCCCTTGTAACCGCAACATAAAAAACTCTGTGTTCAGTATCTGGATCTTCATAATAATTTTTATATGCTGCTGGAGATAAGTCAGGAACAACCAAAATATTATCGCATTCACCACCTTTCATAGAGTGTATTGTGCTTATTTTTATTCTTGGATTTTTCACATTATCTCCACGTTTTAAAGCATTTAGAATGTAATTTTGAGATTCTACATCAACTTTGTCAAGAACTTGATGCCAACGCATATTTTCATCTGCAAGTAATCCTAACCCTTGTTTCATTTCGTCAAGCGTAAATACATTGTCAGAGTTAAGTTGCATGATGGCACTTGATCTAGGCCCGAACCCCCTCTTAAAACCCACACCCACACTCATAAAATTATAAATACTTTTTATTCCTGGAGTATCGATTACCTTGTCTTTGCACAATTTTTCCCAGTCAAGAATAGCTTGGAATGTTTTTATTGGCACACTAGGATGACCATGACGACTATACACCCATCCCTCATCACGTAACATTCTAGCGTACACATCCCCTAACCTATTTGTTCTTGTCATAATGCACCACTCACCTTGATCCAAAGGTAAGTCCCATAAATTTTGATGAAACTGCACAGAGCCTTTATCATCTCTTGGCGACCACTCTTTAGGCGCACGACCACTAATTCTTGACACAATTCGTTGAGCCTCGAACCATGGTTCCCGAGGCAACCTATAAGATTTGCTCAATACTTCTTTATCTTTTGTTGCGTTAATAAATCTTTTTACATCTGCACCTTGAAAACCCATGATGGCCTGATCATCGTCACCTGTAAAAATTTGTATTTTTGGTTTTATTCTTAAAATATCTACCATATCCCACTGTAAAGTAGATAAATCTTGAGCTTCGTCTACGAATAACGCATCAATGTCCACTGGCTCATTTTTATTAATAAAAGTTTCTATCATGTCTGTAAAATCAACTTTACCGTTAATTTTTTTATATTTTTCATAAACAGATATTAATCTTTTCAACTCTTCCCAGTGTAACTTATAGTTTGATATTAAATTAAAAGACTTTTCAGTTGATATCCGCATGTTTCTGCCTAGGTGATAGATACCTAAATATTGGTCGCCTGGAGAAATACCTAACATACTGAAATCAGATTCTTGACCATTAGTATTAGTTATAGCGTTGAAACTAATGCCCACAGCATCTCCAACGGCTTTTAAGTCTGTTCCACGTATCACATCTTCTTTTTTATATTGACCTGCTCGAAAAGCCATAGAGTGTAATGTTTGAAAGTAATGTAAACGATTTTTTTCTACCCCTAAATCTCTAAACACTCTGTCCTTACTTTCTTGTGCCGCTTTTTTAGTAAACGAAACACAAGCTATTCTTTCAGGATAAATACCATCTTCGATACACTGTCTAATTAACAAAGTATTGGTATGTGTTTTGCCACAACCAGGTGGACCTAAAATAGTTTTAATCATCTTAAAAAGGAGTATCCTCGTCTATTTCAACATCTGGTAACTCAACTTCACCTCGTTTCATTTCAGGAATAAACCAAACTCTAACCTTACGCCATTTGTCGCGAGAGTCCTTAAACCGATATTCTTTATCCGAGCTCGCTCCGTTGTTTAGCTCTTTCAATCGCTCTGTGATTTGACCACGAGTGTAATCTGTGAACCCATGCCGTCTTAAAAAATCTTGTAAAGAACTTAATTTAAAAAAAGTTAACCCACCATCTGTCCAAGGTTTACCTGTCAGTAACTCTTCAGGGCTAGTGGCTCTAATACGGCTAGTGCAAAAAATTTCAAGTAACTCGTTAAATAAACCCTTTTGTGTTAACTCTTCAGGCACCGAGATTCTAGTAGCACTATCTAATAAATTATCTACTAAATCCCTCCAGTCGTTCTCTTTCATGCGTACAGGCATACGATAAGTTTGTTCCATGCAAGCACGTTGAAACTCTACCTGCATTTGTAATTGTCTAGTGGTTAGCTCCAACCTTGCTCCATCAACATCTACAAACCATACTGGAGGTTCCGACTGAACAACAGTCAACCCTCCTAATATTGGAAATGCTTGATTGTTTCCGATACCAAACTTGCGGTTACGGCATAAGCCACGATTACAGTGACTACATAACGGCTCTTGTTTACACATGTAATAATAGTCTTTCTTATCTAACCTAGCTTGTATATCGACTATTTCTTTTGCGGGTAATGGTGGGCTTGAATAATTTTGATTATGTTCTTCTAGCTTCTCTTTCCAGTCGCTAGGGTTGGACATTTTATAGTATATCCCTATGTTCATAAGAGTTGTGTTACGACCACCTTCAGGAATCCCAAACTCTGTCAATTGCTGTAAACATGGTGGTCCATGTGGTAATAAATTGTCGTCATCATGTATTTTAAAATCTAATAATTGTTTTGGTGTTAGTGCAAGATTGCTTACTTGTTTAAAAAATTCCTCTAATGTGTAAGCATCACCATCTTTTTTAATGGCATATCGAGTAGAATATTTAGCGTTAAAATAAGGTAGATTAATAAAATTACCTACGTCCCCTCGTTCTACTTTTACTTCTTCCTGTTTAGGAAAAATCTCACACCCCCCGAAACCTAATGCACTAGCAAACTCCGCTAACTTGTCACGCATCTCGGCTGCCGATATCTTTTCTTTAACAAACAGAAAACAATGTGCTCCACCACTTTTTGATCGACACACGACCAGTGGTAGTTTCAATCTATCTATTTTATTTTTTAATGCAATAAGGTCTAAGTTGTAGTCGTCAATATCTAATGCACCGAACACACATTTATTGTATTCGTCAATGGGTATTGAACCTATACCACGCTCACCTTTTAGATGTTGTTCCACCAAGTCAACCGTTAACGCCTCACGGACAATGAAACTTTTTGCGTTCATTTTACCGTTTCGAGCACTATCAAGCACAGTGGTTTGCCCATGCGCTGTGGTGCACCCTGAAAACAACAAAAGAAATTTTTGTGCTAAACTCATTAGAAATGTCCCCCCTTGTCAAAGGAAAATAAAGGGGGGACAAGCCCCACAATGGTTAGAATGGCACTTCTTGTTCAGTTCCAATCTTCTCAGGCTCATAGGCTGGGGGAGCCAGAGAGATTGAACCAGACTTTAAAGCGTCACTGAAGTCTTTTGCTTCATTAAACGTTTGTATGTCTGGCACCGTTTTCTCCATTGTGAAACTAAGCGAATACCATGTACCCTTGTCATTCTTTTCTTTGACCGTAGTAACACGATATACATTGGCAAAACTTGACATGGTTTTACCTTTATTTTTTCCTGATTTAATCTTTTGCATGGCCATCAACGAATTCCATATTTTAGATTTTTTCAAGCCAGTTTTCTTTAAATCAATTACTGCGGATTCTAACGAACCGTCTTCGTGTAGAATCTTTACATAACTCATTGCCATTAGGCAACATTTCAATGTTGCTTTCATCTCGTTTTGCTTGTTTGATTAAAGGGTCTGTAGGATTAATCTCACCCACAAATCCTCCACCATCTTGACCTCTTGGTATAAATTCCAAGTATTTCTTTTGGTAATACACTGGAATGACCAATAGACCATCATCAGCCTTCCAAAACCTTTTAGTGACTGTATTAAAAATATCCCCTGCTTTTGCATCAGGAATATAATCTGCTTCATCACTTTGCAGTTGTGGATTAAGTGGTTGTAATGCTCTGATAAAAGGCATTTGTAAGTCATCGTTAGATACCTCTTCCATGCCTAAGTTAGCGTTTTCCATAATCGCTGTTTCTAGTTCTTTGCTGATTTGGTTTTTCATATTTTAACTCCTTTAATTACAGCAGTTGTACCTAAATATGTGTTGAACCTTTCGAGATCTATATTCTCTCCGTTTTCTACACAATCCTTTATGAGTTTCTTTAAAGTAGGTGGTTCTATCCAGACCTTACTTGAACAGTGATAGCCATGACCTTCCAACTCTTTTTGTAACTTCAGACATTTATCATCTTCTGACACTCCAAAAGATATCGATAAATCATTTTTAATGAAGTCACCTTTACCAATCGAACGTAGATATTCCAACGCTTGTTGTTTCTCTATTGGGTCAGTTGGCATTCGTGCTGAAACAAAACTTTTTAAAGATACCACTGAGCCATCAGCTTCTACTTTATCCAGTCCCATAGTATTCATTTGTTCAGGTATTAAGTCATAAAGATAAGCTGCATACTGCTTTTTCTCTTTCTTTATCTCTTCTTCCAAAGCCTCAATTTTTTTCCTCATCTTATTAGCTTCTTCAATGAGAACTGAAAGCTCTTTACCACTCTCAGCATTTACCTCTTTAAATTTTTCACTTTCCGCTTCTATCGCTTCAAATATTTCATTCATAAGTGTTTCCTCTTCAGGTTAGTTAGTCTTCAATCCCACAATTAAAATTAATCTTTACCAGGTAATACATCTTTTCAAATTTGTCCCACTTTAATAAATTAACGTGTCCATTGTTTTGATTAGATGCAATGGTGAAAGCAATACCAATAATTGCTGGATCTCCCACAGCTAATAGATAGTCGTCATCACTAAACCTTTTTAATTTAGAGGTGATTTGTTTAATCATTCTCATGGGGTTGAGATGCACTTGATCATTAGCAGAAGATAAAGGGATAAGTTCACCCCACTTCGTGGCAGATACCATATCTACACGGGGGTTTTCTTGTGTTACGTAAACAGTCATTCCTTTCTCCTTTAACTTTCTTACCATCGAATATACCTTTTATTATTAATATTTGCAACAATAAATAATCCCATGGTATTATATCTGTCATGGATAATAAAAAATATAAGTTTAAAACCACGCCTTTTGACCATCAAAAGAAAGTTCTCGAGGATTGTTGGAACCGTGTGAACTATGCTTTTTTTATGGAAATGGGTACTGGAAAGTCTAAAGTTTGTATAGATAATGCAGGTATTTTATTTGAAAAAGGCAAGATAGATACCTTCATAATCATAGCACCTAAGGGTGTTTATCGTAACTGGCATAATCTTGAAATACCTACGCATCTGCCTGACACCATAAAAACAAAAATGATGGTATGGAAACCATCGCCAGGTAAAAAAGAAAAAGAAAATTTAATGGGAATGATGGATAGTTTCGAAGGGTTACGAATATTTATTATGAATGTTGAAGCACTGTCCACGGCTAAAGGTGTTAAGTATCTTGAAAAATTATTACTACACTCAAAAGCACTGTTAGCGATAGACGAATCTACAACTATAAAAAATAACAAAGCATCACGAACCAAAGCTCTAATTAAACTTAGCCAGTACGCCATATATCGAAGAATACTAACTGGTTTTCCTGTTACACAATCGCCTATGGATTTATGGGCGCAATGTAGATTTTTAGATGAGCGTTTGCTAGGTGACTGCGGTAAAAACTTTCATCATTTTCAACATCGTTATGCCGTAACTAAAAAACGTAGCGTGGGTTCGCATTCTTTTAACATGATTGTTGGGTATAGATACCTGGATGAACTAACAAGTATTTTAAGAGGGTTTTCTTCGAGGGTTCTTAAAAAAGATTGTATGGATCTACCTGATAAAATTTATACACAAAGAAACGTGTCAATGACTGAAGAGCAACAAAGAATTTATCAAGACTTAAAAGAATATGCCGTTGCACATATCAACGATGAGGAGTTTATGACAGCAAATAATGTCATGACTCAATTATTACGAATGCAACAAGTATTGTCTGGTCATACAAAAGCAGATGACAGCGATGAATTAATAGATATTAAAGATAATAGATTAAATGAAATGTTATCGTGCATAGAAGAAATAGAAGGTAAAACAATTATCTGGTCAAGATTTAGATATGACGTGGTGCGAATACAAAATGCCTTGATAAAAGAATATGGAAGTAAGTCTGTGGTTAGTTATTTTGGAGATACCAAAGATGAAGAACGGACCACGGCCATTGACCAGTTTCAAAATGGTGAAGCTAAGTTTTTTGTAGGCAACCCACAAACAGGTGGTATGGGTATTACCTTAACTGCTGCACAGAATGTCATTTACTTTGCTAACAGTTTTGATTTAGCGATTCGAACTCAATCTGAAGACAGAGCGCATCGCATAGGTCAAAAAAATCCTGTGACTTATATTGATTTTATTTGTGAGGGTACGATTGATGAACGCATCGTAAAAGCTCTTCGCAATAAAATGAATATTGCCAGCATTGTCATGGGTGAAGAATTAAAAGACTGGCTTCAATAAATTAAAGGAGTAATTATGCCTAATGTTCAAAAATACAAATCTGTAGCTGTACCTGTAAATGTATGGGAAAAGTTATGGGAAATATCAAATAAAAACCACCGTAGCCCATCTAAACAAATATCTTTTTTTGTGGATGAAGAGATGGCGAAGCAGTCAAAAAAACCTGTTTCAGAAAAAGTAAAATGAGTAGTTCAATTACTTTAAGTTATGAAAAATTTATGTTAGTTAAGAGAGCTATTGTTGATAGCTTATCTGAGGATCCGCCTGTAGATAATATTCAACTATTAGAGGATGCTTTAGATATTCTTAACCAAGCACATCTTGACTCACGTAAAAAAGAAGATGATTCTTATATTAATAACTGGGTAAAAAATAATATTAGTTAAGGAGATGATTATGGGAGAAGTTATTGACATAACAGATGAATTAGAATTTTTAAGATTAACGAATAATTATTCTTATTGGTTACAAGTTCCTAAAAAAATTCGAATGAAAATGTATTTAAAACACGCTCAAAATAAGGGTGAGTTTTATGAAATAATGGATAATATAGATTCTGCTGAAATATTAAAGTATTTAGAGGATTTTAATAACGGTAAAAGTTCTGGTTATAGATTAGCTAACGCTTTGCTAAATGCTTTTGAAGAGTATTATCACGAACATTTTGATGAAAAATTAGATGATGAAAGATTTAGAAAAGGTAAATATATTTATGATGAGGAGTTAGGGCATTTTATTGAGCCTTAAACTCCACAATATCCTTCACATTCGTCAAGTAAACTCATTTGCGCTGAATTAGATAACGTGTAGAAATCTATTTCATCTAATGGTTTACATGACCTATGCAGAAATAAATCCCCATCATCACCGCCTAATTTTCGAATAGTTTTATCAAATTGAACGACATCTTCCCATTCTTTTTTAGGTCCATTTTTTATCTTTAACCATTCATGATTATTGTGAAAAGGGCAACATAAACAAGCTGATCGTGGTGGCTCTGGATAATTGTTCTTTTTCATCCACTCCAGGCATTGACCTCTGTATATTCTTTTTTCTATTAAAGGATATACGTTCCTGCGCCATGGTTCGACAAAAGGCACTTTTTGTCTTTGTATTTCGTCATAAGATATGCCATACCACAAATCAACCACATGTTCTTTAGGAAATCTTTGTCTACGCTTTAAACCTAAAATATGCTCCCTGGTGTATTTGGTTACTGGGTTTATTTTATATTCTGCTGTGCATTGTCGTTGTAACATACCCACGCTACCATCTTTTTTATTTAAAGTGAAATAAGGTAAAGCAGCACCTCTACTTGATCTAACTCTCGTGTTAATTTGATCTTGTCTGAGATTACCCCTCGAAACTCTCGCAACTTTAAATGGTAGTTGTTTTTCTAACCAATCTAACCAATCGTACACGGCTTTTGGTTCATACCCAGTATCAGCGAATACTGCTACATCAGGCATAGGAGTTACTTCTCCTTTAGCTGCCATTAAAGCTAAAGCTGAAGATTGAACACCTGCCCCTAAACTTAATATTGTTGTTATTTTTTTCATTTTACTTCCATATAAGCACTAATAAATTCAGCAGCAACTTGGGGTATGATTGCATTTCCTATTGTGGCCAAAGGTTACGCTCGTCATCTGCGCCTTTTCTTTGTCCTGCTGCTGAGAAACTTTGACAGGGGCAACTTCCAGTCCAAACAGGTCGGTCTGAATCCCACCTGGCGAGTTGGAGGGCGTAAGCCCACCCTCCGATTCCTGCGAAGAAGTGACATTGGTTGAATTCTTTAAGGTCTTCTGGTTGGACATCTTCGATTGATCGGTCATCTACAACTCCCTCTGGTATTAATTTCTCTCGGACCAGGTTACGTAACCATTCCGAAGCATATTTATCGTTTTCGTTATAGTAATTAATTTTATTACTCCAAGTCTATTAATTATTCGCTCGAGTTTTATGTTTCAATCTGCATAATTGGCTCGCTCGATAATCTTATTTCTGTCCTTCTTATTGGCTCGCTCTTCTACCTTGTTTCTATCATTAATGTTGGCTCGCTCTGTACACTTGTTTCTATCTACGTTCCTGGCTCGCTCTTTCCATTTGTTTCTATCTGATCAGCTGGCTCGCTCTTCCGTCTTGTTTCTATCATGGGTGATGGCTCGCTCTCGACCGTTGTTTCTATCGGTTCCTGTGGCTCGCTCTCGAGACCTGTTTCTATCAATGGACCTGACTCGCTCTCGCAAAATGTTTCTATCATTTTATCTGGCTCGCTCTTTTTAATTGTTTCTATCAAGGGCCCTGGCTCGCTCTTTTATCATGTATCTATCGTTAATAGTGGCTCGCTCTATCATCTTGTTTCTATCCATCCAGCTGGCTCGCTCTATCGTCTCTGTTTCTATCGTTCATCATGGCTCGCTCTCGGGGGCTGTTTCTATCAAGGGCCCTGGCTCGCTCGCGAATCGTGTTTCTATCATCTCAGTTGGCTCGCTCACGGGTCCTGTTTCTATCAAGGGCCCTGGCTCGCTCTTGGGTCTTGTTTCTATCATTATACCTCGTTAAAAAGGTGGTTCGATCTTATGAACATGACCTCCATGTTCCAATACAAAAGGTTTTGGTGGTGCTTTGTTATATTCATGTTCATACCATACCTCATGCAAATGCGAAAGAAATAACTTCACCGTGTACCTCGTTGACCGTGCCTGAATATGAGCGGGGGGTAACTTACCATTACTATAATGCTTGTATGCCACAGTAGTCTTGCCAATATTCTTTTTCTCCAATACCTCTTCAGCTTGCTTGGCAAAGTCACCGTTATCATTACGCTTCACTTCGAGTTCCTTACGCTCCCGATATATCTTCCCATAAAAAGCCTTCTCGTTTCCTGAAACCTTGACAAAGCTCTCACCTAACTTCCAACACAACACTTTTAGCTGTGCATTGAATGGTCGTTTAGTTTTCTTCTTCCACTCAATAGTCGGGTCTAAACCCGCAAATTTCCATATTGCACCTGCTGTTGGTGCTTTCGTAATGTCGATATGTGCAATCAACCCAGATGCGATTACCTCACCGATACCTACTACCGTCCTGATTCTCTGACCAATCGGGTGTGCATTAGAATAAACATTCAGTGCCGCCTTTACGTTTTTCTCTAATAATGTTGATTGTGTTGATAGCCAATACAAAATATCGTGTGGCTCGTCTGACATCTGACGAACTTGATTGTTTGCTTTAATCCTATTAGCTTGCATCTGATAGTATGAATCTACCAGAAATCTAGCTTCATCGTCCGTCATCGTTTTAGCAGCGTTACGCAAATCCTTAGATAGCGTTTCAACTGATGACCTAATTTCTTCTACTTCTATTTGTTCTTGTAACATATTATTCTCCTTTCTCTTTTTCTATGGACTCTAAAATTTTTATAAATCGGATGAGAATCTCATGATCCTCATCGTTATCAGTATCTAAAATTAATTTAACTTCAAACTTCATACCCTACTTGCCTGTTATAAAAATTATCAACGTACTCATCAATTGAGTCATCAATAATATCTGCCACCTTTTTAAATTTTTTGTCAGAGCCATAAGAATAAGTTTTTAGCTCCTTGCCAATGCAAATGTATCCACCCTCACCGTGTCTACCATAATCTACTTTCTTCAAATCAAAATTCTGAAAGAAAAGATTTCTTTTTAAAATATCATAAAAATTTTGCTCAGCATCTGGATCTATGATGTCGTCCCCAAAAGTAAAGCTGCCCCCAAATTTTATTTCTACACTATTCATCAGCCACCTCCTCAGAACATGCGTAGTCATAATTTTTAACAAAATTATGTAAGTAAATAAAACTTTTAAATGATTCTTCACGCTCAAACTCTATCGCTAATTTTGCACCTTCGAGCATACCCCTTTTAAAAATTGACATCTCCAAATCATCTTCTAATTGTAACATTGGGTCTTTCAAATCATAGTTCATAATCTTTTCTACAATATCGCTCATGCCGAACCTCCAACTTTTAATGAAACTTGTTTGGTATTCTTTTCTAAGATTTTAATGGCTTCCGTTACACGGTCATTGATGCCTGGCGGTAAATTATCTATCGCCAACAACTCCCATAACAGATTTTTAAGGTTAGCGTTTTGTTGCTCGCTTAGCGTGGTTCGTGTGTACTGCTCTTCCAATAAACTTCTCCTTTCTATTTAGTAACGATTTTTGGTAGAATAACACAAAAAGATACGGTCTGTAAACCATGGGATTTAATATTATAGTATTTTTTGAGTGTCCCCTATAAGGGGTTTGAGATCAAAAAAGAGTTTTGTTTTTAAAAAATGGACGTGTAAAAGTGGAAAACAGGGACGTAATTGTGAATAAGTGTAGTAAGTATATGAAAATATTATATAAAATTAGTGGTTTTTCGTCCCAGTGCTTGTCTCACTTCGTCCCGAATCATGGACACTTGTCCCAGAAATTGTGTCTGGCGCGTGCGATCCCCTTCAAAAATTATTTTTATTTTTAATCTGAACATACATATATAGGACAGAAACATGCAGAAAAAAACAAAAGAGGATTACTTTAAGACTAGGGCGGAAAGAGTATCTGAGAAGCTAGAAGAGTCTTACGGCAGAAAATTAACTAATCGTCAAAAAGAGTTTGCCAGGCATTATGTTGAGGGAACTTATTCAAATGCAGAATGCGCTAGATTAGCAGGTTACTCTGATAAAGATGGTAAAGCTAGAAACAGAGCTTACGCTTTGTTAAATGAAAAAGAGTTTCCACACTTGGCAGAATATATAAAAGACTTAAGAGAAGAGCGTGAAAAGAAATATGGCGTAACTCTCATGGGTCAGTTAAAAAGGTTTCGAGAACTCTCCATCAAGGCAGAAGAAGAAAACCAATTTTCAGCAGCGGTCAATGCTGAGAAGATCCGATCATCACTGGGCGGTTTGACAATAGATAGAAGAGAAACCAATCACTATCATGCAATAGAAAATATGAGTCGTGAGGAAATAGAAAAAAGATTATCGGAACTTAGAAATAATCATCCAAACGCCTTTGAGGGCGATTATGAGGTCGTAAATGAGTCAGCAACCAGAGAGCCTGTTTTGGAAAAACTTGAAGAAACATCTACCTAATTCTTGGCATGTCTCACGTATAGAAAACAGGTTCGGTGGTGGTATTCCTGACGTATATATGTGCATTGATGGTAAATCATTATGGATTGAGCTAAAAGTTACAAAAAATTACAAGGTTTCGGTGTCTTCTCACCAAATTGCTTGGCATTTCGCACATTCTAAAGCAAATGGAGTCTCTTTCTTCTTAGTTAAGGCCCTCTCATCCTCGAACCTATATTTGTTTGACGGGATTCGGGGTCGGGGGTTAGCGGAGCATGGCCTTCGGGTCGGGGTCGGGGATTCGGGGTCAAGTATTCGGGGATCGGGTTCGGGCTTTCGGGATTCGGGGTCAAGCAGCACTGGTCAAGATTCGGGGAACATTGTTCGGGATTCAAGGTCAAGCAGCATTGACCAGGATTCGGGTTCGGGATTCGGGATGCTGGTTCCCTGCAACTGGTCGGGTTCGGAGTATCCTGGATTGATTGAATATTTAAAAAATGGCTCTGGACCTTTGGGGGGTTAAACCAGAGCCACTGTTGGAGAGTTCTAAGAAAGAACTCCCCAATGGTATCAGTATTTGTTTACGCCCTCCACTTTTTATTAGGATTTTTATCAGCCATAAACTCTTCACCGAACATAACATCCCAAAATAGTTTATCAATTCGTTTG